GAGCTTGAGTTACACATGCAACTTACATATAAACAAGCCGTAGAACTAGCAGAAGAACAAGCTATAAACGTACTGCTTAAAGGCAGCAACTATGATCTTATAAGAAAAAGAGTTAATTATGATCTAACTGTGCTAGGCATAGGAGCTGTTAAAACAAACTTTAATAGATCTGAGGGTGTAGTAGTAGAGTATGTTGATCCAGCTGATTTAGTATACTCATACACAGACTCACCATACTTTGAAGATATATACTATGTTGGTGAAGTTAAAGATGTACCTATTAACGAACTTGTAAAGCAATTTCCAGATCTACAAGAAGACGAAATAAAAAAGATACTAAATTCTAATAATCAAACATCAGGTAGATACTCTAGAAAATATTCTTACGGTAGAGAAACTGACAACAACAAAGTACAAGTTTTATATTTTAACTACAAAACGTACATGAACAGCGTATACAAAGTTAAAGAAACCGCTACTGGTGCTATGAAAGTTATAGAGAAAGATGATACTTTTAATCCACCAGCAGAAACTCAAGTTAACTTTACAAAACTACAAAAAACAGTAGAGTGTTTGTTTGAAGGCGCTTTTATAATTGGAACTGATATGCTTATACAGTGGCAAAAGGTTGATAACATGATGAGACCTAAAAGCGATTTTAATAAAGTAAAAATGAACTATTCTATTGTAGCGCCTCGTATGTATAATGGTCGTATAGAAAGCTTAGTTAGTCGTATCACAGGCTTTGCCGACATGATACAGCTTACGCATTTAAAACTACAGCAAGTTATGTCAAGACTTATACCTGATGGTATTTATCTTGACGCTGACGGTTTAGCTGAAATAGATTTAGGTAACGGTACAAACTATAATCCGCAGGAAGCTTTAAATATGTTCTTCCAAACAGGTAGTGTTATTGGTAGATCAATGAACGAGCTAGGTGAAGGTAATCCAGGCCGCGTGCCAATACAAGAAATACAAAGCGGTAATGGTGGGGCTAAAATGCAAAGTTTAATAGGCACATACAACTATTACTTGCAGATGATTAGAGACACTACCGGACTTAATGAAGCGCGTGATGGTAGCACTCCAGCAAAAGACGCTTTAGTTGGCGTTCAAAAGTTAGCGGCCGCAAATAGTAACACGGCTACAAGACATATATTACAAGCTGGATTATTTTTAACTAAGTCTGTAGCTGAAGGTTTATCACTTAGAATATCTGACATCATAGAGTACTCGCCTACAAAAGAAGCGTTTATTCAAGCTATAGGAGCACACAACGTAGGTACGCTTGAAGAGATGGCTAATCTACACTTGTATGATTTTGGTATATTTATAGAGCTTGCTCCAGACGAAGAAGAAAAACAATTACTTGAGAACAATATACAACAAGCGTTGCAGCAGAATAGTATAGATTTATCTGACGCTATAGATTTACGTGAAATTAAAAATGTTAGATTAGCTAATCAAATGCTAAAGATTAGGCGTAAGAAAAAGCTTGACGATGATCAAAAACGTCAACAAGAAAATATACAAGCTCAAGCTCAAGCAAACGCGCAATCTCAGCAAGTCGCTGCTCAAGCAGAAGTACAAAAACAACAAGCTATGACGCAGATGAATGCCCAGCTTGAACAAATAAGAACTCAGTCTAAAACTCAAATAATAACTCACGAAGCTAATGTTAAAAAAGAACTTATGGATCATGAGTTTCAAATTAACATGCGATTAAAGCAAATGGACTTACAGTCTATTAACGGTAAAGAAAAACAAAAAGAAGATCGTAAAGACGAAAGAACTAGAATACAAGCTAGCCAACAAAGCGAGCTTATAGACCAAAGAAAAACAGGTGCACCACCTAAAAAGTTTGAGTCATCAGGTAATGATATACTTGGAGGTGGCATGGGACTAGGTGGTTTTGACCCTAGATAACTATTAACTTATATTATATATTATGGAAGAAAACGAAAACGTTGAAGAAGTTCAAGGCGTAGAGCCTAATGAAGAACAAGTGGAGCAGCCACAAGAAGAAGTAGTAGAGCAAGAGTCGCCAGTGTCTTATAGAGATGATGGTACTATTGTTCTTGATATGAATAAAATAAACGAATTAGAAAATGCCGTTCAGGAGCAAAACGCAGATGAGGTATCTGTTCGCGACCAATCCGGAGTTAGCGAAGAAGTACGCGAAGAAAACATCGAAGCAACAAATGAAGAAGTTGCCGAGCAAAGTGTCCAAGAAGAAGTAAATGATACTGTAGATGCAGCAAACGCGGCTATAGGGCAATCAGCTGCTACTGGTCAGGCATTACCAGAAAATATACAAAAGCTAGTTGACTTTGTAAACGATACTGGCGGAAGCGTAGAAGATTATGTTAGATTAAACCGTAACTACGAAGAAATGGATAATTTAACAGCGCTTGACGAATATTATAGAACAACTAAACCTCACTTAGATGCTGAGGAACGACAATTTCTTATGGAAGAAAACTTTAAGTTTGACGAAGAAGTTGAAGAAGAAAGAGAGATACGTAAAAAGAAAATAGCCTTAAAAGAGCAGGTTGCGGAGGCTAAAGCCTATTTAGACGGGCAAAAGTCTAAGTATTATGATGAGATTAAAGCTGGATCAAATCTTACTGCCGAGCAGCAAGAAGCGATACAGTTCTTTAATCAATATAACGAAGAAACGGAAGCGCAGGAGCAATTAGCGAAAGAACGTTCTAATTATTTTATCAATGAAACTAATCAAGTTTTAAACGACAATTTCAAAGGTTTTGAATACAATGTCGATGGTAAAAAATTAAATGTTAAAGTACCTAATCCAAGTGAAGTTGCGAGGAACCAAAGTGATATTAATAATTTTATCAATAAGTTTTTAAACAAAGATAATACTATTAAAGACATCGAAGGTTATCACAAGGCTTTATATGCTGCTATGAATCCAGATGTTATCGCTAGACACTTTTACGAACAAGGTAAAGCTGATGCTATACAAAATTCTGTTGCTAATGCAAAAAATGTAAACATGGATGCTAGACAGTCTTTTAGTAATGAAAGCACAAGTGGAATCAAAGTAAGAGTATTAGGTGATGATACGCCTTCGTTTAGAATTAAAAAAAGAAATTAACAATTTAAAAACTATTTATTATGGCAATTACTGCAGGTGGTAGTTTGAATAGCGTTCCTGCTCCACAAAAGCAAACGCTAAACTCAAATTACCTAGATTTTACAGGTACTACTGACACAACATGGGCTCAGCAGTATCTACCAGATCTAATGGAGAAAGAAGCTGAAGTATTTGGTCCTCGTACCATTTCAGGTTTCTTATCAAAAATTGGAGCTGAAGAGGCTATGACATCCGATCAGGTTGTTTGGTCTGAACAAGGTAGATTACACCTTTCTTACAAATGTTCTATGATTGACCACGACGCTGGTATTTCTGGAAACTTAGGTTGTAAGATTGAAATATTAACAGATATTGATGGACTAGATCCAGGCAATAATCACGGTGTTCGTCTTAACGATACTGTTATTGTTGCTGGTGGTGGTAAAACTTTTAAAGGTATTGTTACTGAAGTTTCTACTGTTTTCATTGAAGTTGTTCCTTATGATGCTAATGATTCTGTTATCGCTAATGGTACTGACAACTGTACTGTATTAGTTTATGGTTCTGAATTTAGAAAAGGAGTATCTTATCCTGGCGCTTTAGCTGATAATGGTGCCTCTAACGCTGCTTCAACTGAATCAAGAGGTGCTAATGAACCTAAGTTTCAAACATTTACTAACAAGCCAATTATTTTAAAGGATTACTACGAAGTATCAGGCTCTGATACATCTCGTATTGGTTGGGTTGAAATTACTGGTGAAGAAGGACAATCAGGCTACTTATGGTATTTAAAAGCTGAAGCTGATACTAGAGCTCGTTTTACTGACTACTTAGAAATGTCTATGATTGAAGGTGTTAGAGCTTCTGGTACTAATGACGCTGACTTAGCCGTACATAATTCTGACGGTGCTGCTACAGGTACTGAAGGTTTATTTGCTGCTATTGAAAGTAGAGGTAATCTTACTTCTGGTGTTACAGGTGTTAACGCTGCTACTGATTTAGCTGAGTTTGACGCAATACTTGCTGAATTTGACAAGCAAGGTGCTATTGAAGAAAACATGCTTTTCGTTAATCGTGCTACATCTTTAGCATTTGACGACATGTTAGCTTCTATGAACTCTTACGGTGCTGGTGGTACATCTTACGGTGTATTTGAAAATGACGAGGATATGGCGTTAAATTTAGGTTTCTCTGGATTTAGAAGAGGTTCTTATGACTTCTATAAGTCTGACTTCCGTTATTTAAATGATTTAGCTACTCGTGGTGGTATTAATGCTGCTGCTGGTGCTAGTGCTATCCGTGGAGTTATTATTCCAGCTGGTACTTCTACTGTATACGATCAGCAATTAGGAAAGAACCTTAAGCGTCCTTTCTTACACGTTCGATACAGAGCTTCTCAAACAGATGATCGTAGAATGAAGACTTGGACTACTGGTTCAGTTGGAGCTGCTACATCTGCTTTAGACGCAATGCAAATTCACTTCTTATCTGAAAGATGTTTGATCACTCAAGGTGCAAACAACTTTATGTTAATGAAGTAAATCATTTTAAGCTACCCTACCTTCGGGTGGGGTAGTTTTTTATTAATTTTTTATTATATTATATTATGGCAAAGAAACAAGCCGCAGCAAAAGCTGCACCAAAAGTTGAAGTAGCACAACCAGAAATTAAAGCTACAAATAAAATGGTAGAAGTAGTTATTGAAAAGCCTCAACCTAAAAAACCTGAATGGGAGATAAAAGATAGAGTATATTATTTAAAAGGTAATAAAAAACCATTAAGTAGATCAATACGATCTTCAAATATATACTGGTTTGACGAAGAAAAAGGTTACGAAAGAGAACTAAAGTATTGTGAAAATCAAAGAACACCTTTTGTTGATGAAATGAAAGGCGATCAAAGGCTTTCTCATGTAATATTTAGAAATGGAGCTTTGTTTGTTGAAAAAACAAAAACAGTTTTACAAAAGTTTTTATCTTTATATCACCCTCAAAAAGATATTTTATACTACGAGTATAAACCTGTACAAGTTGCTGGAGATCAATTAGACTGGTTAGAGTTTGAGGTACAAGCCTTAATGATAGCTAAAGAAATGGATATTGATATGGCTGAAGCTATTATGAGAGTAGAAGTAGGATCTAAAGTAAATGATTTAAGTTCTAAAGAGCTTAAACGAGATTTGCTACTATTTGCTAAGAAAAATCCTAAACTGTTCTTAGAACTCACTACAGACGATAACGTGCAGCTTAGAAACTTTGGTATTAAAGCTGTAGAAGCTAAGATAATTAAATTATCAAACGATCAACGTTACTTTAAGTGGGCTTCAAATGATAGAAAAATTATGACAATACCATTTGACGAACACCCATATTCTGCTTTAGCCGCTTGGTTTAAAACAGATGAAGGTATGGAGATTTACTCCAACATTGAGAAACGATTAAATTAATAATCACCATAGTAGAGCAGCCACTCTTCGGGGTGGTTGCTTAACTATAAAAATATAACAATGGCAGTAAGTATAGACACGGTATATCAAAAAGTTTTAGCAATAGCTAATAAAGAACAAAGAGGCTATATTACGCCGATAGAATTTAACTTGTTTGCAGAGCAGGCGCAGTTAGATGTATTTGAAAATTATTTTGATGATCTAGATCAAGCACAGATGACTAAAGGTGTATCTACAGAGTATGGTGATATGGTAGATACATTAGCTGCTAAAATAGCACCATTTCAAAAGTTTGGTGTTGACATGTCTGCTATAGCAAATACGAACGAAGTAACGCTTCCGACGTCTACAGCTGTACATAGATTAGGTACAGTTTTTTATGAAGTAAGTTCAGACAACTTTATAGAAGTAGAGCGTGTAGAAATCAACGATCTTCGTATGATGCAACAAACAGGTTTGTTTAAGCCTAGCGCTAATAGACCAGTATATGTTTATAAAACTAACGCTGTGCTAAAAATATTTCCTTCTGCAAACACTCCTAGCTATGCTACTTCTAATATATCATGTAATTATATAGCTAAACCTACTACGCCTTATTGGAATTATGTTGTTGTGCCACAGTCTGCTGGCGGCAACGAATATCCTTTGCATGATTCAACTAATACCGTAAACTTTGAACTACACCCATCTGAAGAAGATACATTAGTATTTAAAATACTAGAACTTGCTGGTATACTACTTAACAAACCAGGTTTAGTAGGCATAGCCGCAGGTAAAGATAAAGACAATAGAAACGTACAAGTAGCACAATAATATGGGATTATTTGAAGGAACAACGGGAAATTATTATCAAGGAACAGATAATACTCAAAACACAGCTGATGATACTCAATACGGGAATTATCAGTTTACTTCATTAGAGCACATTATAAATCAATTTATATTAGCATACGTTGGCGAAGAGAAGTTATTAAGTAAAGTTAGAAGAGCTGATGTAGCGTTTCACGCGCAAAGAGCTTTACAAGAATTTAGCTTTGATGTTTTTAAATCTACTAAAGCTCAAGAAATAGAAGTGCCTGCGACTTTGCAAATGGTATTACCACACGATTATGTTAACTACGTAAAGCTATCGTTTTCTGACGGAGCTGGTATTAAAAGAGTGATATACCCAACTAGACTTAGTAGTAATCCAGACGCTATAACTCAAGGAACTGACGGTAGCTACACGCTTGACGCTGATGAAATACAAACGTCAGACTCTGACACTTGGACTAAGTACAAAGGGTCAAGCCCTGCAGAAAATCAAACTGCTAACTACGATTATGACGATGATATATACAATGATATTGTTGGTCAGCGTTATGGCGTAGAGCCTAGTGAAGCTCAGGTAAACGGTAGTTTTTATATTGACGATAAAAAAGGTAAAATACACTTTAGCTCTAATTTATCTGGTAAAACAGTTATACTAGACTACATTAGTGATAGCTTAGGTACAGACGCTGAAATGCAAGTGCACAAATTTGCTGAAGAAGCAATGTACAAGTATATGGCTTACGCTATACTTTCAACTAGAGCTAACGTTCAAGAATATATAATACAAAGATTTAGACGTGAGGCTTTCGCTACAAAAAGAACTGCTAAGCTTAGATTATCAAATATTAAGCTACAAGAAATAGTACAACAATTAAGAGGTAAAGCTAAACATATAAAACACTAATACATGCCTGAATTAAATAGAAGTTTTATTAAAGGCAAAATGAATAAAGACCTTGACGAAAGGTTGTTGCCGCCTAATGAATATAGAGACGCTATGAATATCAGCGTTTCAACTTCAGAAGACTCTGATGTTGGTGCTATTGAAAACTTGCTGAGTACTAAATTTTTAGACAACAAAGTATAT